CCGCCTCGCCCAGGCCTACCCCGCGCTGGTAGGCGATGGCGTAGTACGCTTGCTCGGGCGTCATGTTCAGCGAGTCCTGAAGCTCCTGCGCCTTGCGCATCGTAATGTCCGCAACCTCCTTGAACTCTCGCTGGAGGCGCCGGTTGACGACGATGTTGAATGCTTCCTCAGGAGACTTGCCCTGGGCCACCAGGTCAAGGCCGGCGTCTCGAACCTCCTTCAGGAAGTTGTCCCCGATCGATCCGAACTCCCCCTTCAGCTTCTCCATCATCTCGCGAACACCGGGGGCCGCATCGTCTGCCACCTCCAACGTGTCGGTCAACTCGGCGCCCAAAGCCTTGGCAGCCCTGCGCACCGTAGACGCAAGCTGTCGACCACCGCCCTCACTCAGCACGACGCCCAGGTCGCGGAGCAGCGGCGACCCCTCGCCAGGCGAGTACAGCGGTGACCGCATCACCTCAGCCTCGCGCGCACTCTCGAACCCGCGGGTGACACCGGGCTGCTTTGCAATCTCGAACTGCCGCGCCTTGCTCGCAGGGAAGCCCACCGCCTCTACAGCCACCGGCCCGAGCACCTCCTCGTAGGCGCGCGTCTTCAGCATGTCCTCGACCAGCATTCGTTGATCGGCAATGAGCGGCTTCTCAGCCCGGATGCTGCTGACGATGTCGCTCAACACACGCGACTGCGCGACGTTGTCGGCACCGAACCCCTCGATGACCTCGTCGGCCACAGACCGCGGGTACTGAAACACGTCCTGCACTACGCCATCAATCCGTGGACCGGCCAACACCTCGGGCTGCATCTTCGAGACGCGCCGCGCAACCTCGTCTACAACCTCCTCGGTGTGCATCTTGCGAGGCACCATCAACGTGCGAGACACAAACACCATGTCATCGGGCACGATGTCCTGAATCCTGGCCTCGACAGCCCGGCCACCAGCCGCTCGGGCAGCAGCAAACACCTCTTCGGGGCGGTTCGCAATGGTCGAGCGGGTAAGCGTCTGGCCCCCCATCCGACGAGACATGATGCGGCCCATTTCACCGGACAGCCTGCGCACCTCGTCCGACTGCGCCTGCCTCACAACTTGGGCGCCCAGCTCGTGTAGCGCGCCGATGACTGGCTTTGTCGGGCCCTGCTGCACTGTTCGCAGCTGCCGCCGGTACATGTCGTCCAGCGCCCTGGTCAAGTCTCCACCGCCCCCATCAGCGATGGCCCGCAACTCTCGACCACCGGGTAGGTATTTGGTGTTGATGCCGCCACCATGCAGCTGGGCGAGAACAAGCTGCGCCCGCTCGGCTGCCGTGCCTTCACCTTGCGCCAGCCTGCGAACGATGGACTGGTACGAGTCAGCGTTCAGCTCCGCCACAGCGCGCTGCAGGGCGTTGACCTCCTGGGGCAGCACGGTGTGCGACAACGGGCGCCCCAACAGCCCCGCCTCTTGGAGTACGAACCGACCCCGCGGAGAGTCGCCCACCACGTTCACCAACTGACGAACCTGCACCGGCTCAGTCGTTGCATCGAGCAGCGCTTGCACCTGGTAGGGAGCCAGCACCTCGGCAGCAGTTGCCTCGCCCGTCACTCGCCGCACCGACTGGAGGTTGTTGCGGACGTCGATGTCACTCAGACCCTCAACGCGACCCTCAGTCATCTCCTGCACGGCCCGTATGGCCCTGCTACGCTTCGCCGCCTGCACTGGAGACCCTGCGACATAGGCAGCCTTGTCGACAACGTCAGCGGCCTTCTCAGCCCCCTTGAGCGCTGCCCTGACTGCGCCTTCTTCTGGGTACAGGAACCGGAGGTCGGCCGGCACATCTGCCAGGTACTTGGCTTCGCTCGCCTTGGCGGCCCGGCGGACGGTTTGAGCACCCGCTCGCGTCGCTCTCGCGGCACCCTTGCCCAGCATCTTCGCGCCGGATGCTATCGGGGTGCCGGGGTAGAACATCTCAACACCCATACCTACCCAGTACGGGACAGTGTTCGCACTGTCGGCAAACATGATCATGTCCTGGTCAGCCAAGACACCCATCCCGGGGGACAGCAGCGGCACTCCGTCACCGCGCATGCCCGGCATGGACATCATCTCGTCGCCCCTGCTGCGGCCCGTGGCTGTTGCCTGTGCCCAGCGAGCTACAAACGAGCCCGTCGAGGGGGCTGCTCGTTTACCGGTGGGGTCGACCGGCGTTGGCTGGGTCCGCTGCGTCGGCTGGAAGGGCTTGGGCATGAAGGCCAACGCCCCCATCGCACCTGTGCCTGTGGGCGCCCTCATCGTTCCGTCTGCCTGAAGTGCCATCGGCCCCTTGGTTAGGCGCTCGATTTCAGTGTCGTCGTAGCCAGCCATTCCGAGGGCTTCGCGACTCAGCTGGTGCATCCTGTACGCGAAGCTGTCAGGGTCGACCGGCTCGCCCGTCTCCGGGTCTTGCTCCCAAAACAGCGGAGCAAACTCGAACAGCGACTCGTTGATGAGCGACGCCCCGACCCCTGCTGCACCGCGCAGGGCGGCACCGGCTGCCGTCTCCAGCACCTGTCCTGACTCAGGGTCGAGCGCACTCAGGATTCCTCGAAAGCGCGGAGTGCCGGTCTCAAGGATTGTTTCCTCAAGACGAGCGCGCTCATCCTCGTTGAGAATCAGAAAGCCGTCATCTCGTGCGGCGTAGAGCAGTCGCTGCAGCGTCGCGGCTCGCGCAGCCCGGTGTCGCTCGACCTCTTCAGGGGACAGGACGCGCTGCCGGGCAAACGACTCGATCATCAGGTCGAAGTCGGTCGGCTTGCGGAACGTGCCGTCAGGCTCCCGGTACATCAGCTCGTAGGTCGGGTATCCGCCAGGGGTCAGGACAGGTCTGCCATCCTCATCCTCGACCCGGCGCTGGAATATGCGCGACTCGCGAAAGGGGGGCGCATCGATCAAGCCGCCTTCGCCTGTCGTCGTGACTCGGCCCTCTGGGTCTACTCGGATGCGACGCAGCCTTTCAACAGCTGCTTCAGCTGCCTCTGCATCGAGCTTTTGCTCCTCCATGATCCGGCGCATCTCTGCCACGTCGCCACGAGCTTGCTTGTCCGCCTCCTCTTTGCTCATCCCGCGCTCGAACGTCAGCTGCCTGAGCTTGCGCTTGTAGAAGTCCCCCAGCGCATCTTGTGTTCTGCGGTACTGCGCCTCAATGTCGGTGCGCTCATCGAGGCCCAGCATCGTCGGGGACTGCCCCGCGGCTGTGCGCGTCCGTATGCGACCGCCGGGCAGCTCCTGCACGTACACCTGCTGTGAGCCGCCCGCGTACCCAGGCTCCTCCAGCGTCTCTTTGGCGGGGAACACCTGGTCGAGCGGGTCGGGCTCGGGCTCGGGGACAATCCTGTACGCCGGGACGTAAGGGGCAGGCTCCGGCTCCGGCTCCGGCTCCGGCTCCGGCTCGAACGTAGACTCTGGAGGTCTACGGAACGTCTGAGGCATTGGGTCTGTAGGCTTATCGTCTACAGGTACGGAGGTAGGCGCAGTACCGCGCGCAGCCCCAGAGGACACGGCGGGACTGCGAGCGGCCTGCGCCTGCTCAGCCTCTAACCGGTCAGCCTCCCCGTTGAGGAAGGACGCGGTACTCGGCTTGCCTGCCAGCTCGGCGCGCCGCGCGGCTGCTCGGTACTCGGCTGCTGTTTTCATCTCGGAACTCGCCCAGGTACGGGAACTTGCACGTCCAAGCGCGTGTCGTCCAGTTCCACCAAACCGTCGATTGCACGCCCTGGCAGTACATTCAGATCGGTTGCCGCTGCTGCAGTCAGCGCCGGGTCGAAGTCATCCACCAGCACGTCTGGCAGTCCACCCATCTCACGAATGAACTGAGCGCGTTCATCTGGGACCGCGGCAACGTCTGCTGTCAGCGCCGCCGGCGACAAGCTCTGCCCCTTCATGTCTTGCTGGTAGTGGTACGCCCCGTAGTAGGCGAGCGCATTGCGGCGAGCAATGTTGTCATTCGGGAATGCTTTGTTGACCGCGTCCACAAGGGCGCCAAAGTCACGATTCCCCCCCTCCATCTGGACGTACTCCGAAGCCCACCTCTCGGCGCGGTCCTCGGGCTCGACATCAACACCTCGCCCATCACCAGTTCCGCCGGCCGCCATCACCCGGCGCATTGCGTAGGGCAGCACCTCTGCCGCGATGGGGTGGACCTGGCCCGCCGCCTGCAAGGCCTCAACCGACACAACAGGCAGCCCGAGGGTGCGGCGCGCAGCGGTCTGAATCGGAGACCCGAACTCGCGCAGCCCTGCCATCTGCTCGTCGATCTGGGACAACCGTCCGAGGCCTCGGAGGTACGACTCGTCGTAGAACGCAGCCATGCCACGAGGCAGGCGCTCAAGGTTCCGAGCCTTCTCGTAGGCTGCCTTCGCCTGGTCGAAGTCGGCGCCCAGCTCTTCGCGCGTCGCAACACCGTCGTCGCGCAGCGCCCCGACGTACCGGTTCAGGAACTCCTGCTCCTGCGCATCGAGCGGGGCAGCCAAGCCGTGAATCTTTCGGTACTCAGCAATCCGGGCAGCCTCGTCCTCGTCAATCCTTCCGTCGTTGGAGAAGGCCTCGTCAAGCAAGTCCTCCAGCTTCTGCTGCGCCTCGGACTTGCCAACCGGGTCGGACGCCGCCGCCATCTCGTCTGACCGCATACGGTGCAGGGCGGTTGTCGGATCGATGTTGCTACTCAACGACGACTGCAAGAAGTTCGTCTTGAACTGCTCATCGATTATCGCGGCAATACGGGAACCAGCAGCAGTTGCTCGCGGAACCATCTGGCCGTTGACCTCAACGCGCTCAACCAAGCCCGGGAACCTGTCGCCCATCGTCAGTCGAGACCACAACTCCTCGACGGCAGCAGCCTTCTGAGACTCTGCCACCCTGTCTTGCGTTGCAAGCTGAGGCCCGAGCCTGTCAGCTTGGCTGATAATCACTGCCATCAGCTGCCTTGCGTCCAGCGTGCGCCCCGGCTGTAAGTCACTGTCAGCCAGAATGGCATCGACCAGCCGAGCGTGCGGGCCGGTTGGCTCAAAGCGCAGGTTCGTCGCCAGAATCTGGTCGGTCGTCAACTTCTTGCTGTCGACCAGCCGCTGCGTGTCAGCCTCAGCCGCCTTCTGGTACACACCGAGGCTGCCGCCACCACTGCGCCCCGACGCACGCGCACCACCGGACGCACCGCCGCCTCGGCCTGACGGGCCCAGCCCGGTCTCGCGGAAGTTGGACAGCGTCTTGAGTACCCGGTCACGCTCTTTCGCGAGCAACTCCCGCTGCTCGCTGCGCTGCTTTGCCTGGAAGGTCTCGTCTTCGAGGATGGTCTGGTAGATCCGCTGCTGCATCGCACCGGGGTGGTACTTGCTGTAGATCTCCAGCGCCTTGGTGAGAGTGCCGCCAGCCGCAGGGTCGAGGAACGACTGCGGACGGTAGCTCGGGTATGTCGGCTTGGGCAGTGCCATCAGAAGCCCCCCTGCGCGTAGACCGGCACCATCGTGCCATCAGGCATCTGCCGGTAGAGGACCCCGCCCTCTGGCATTCCGGGGTGACTAAAATACGGCGGAGCAGGCGTCGGAGCAGGCATCGGCGCAGGCGTCGGAGCAGGCATCGGCGCCTGCACAGGGGACACCATTGGGATCGCCCCCGTCAACGACCCTGCCATCGACATCGCCATCTGCCCCTGCGCCATCTTCATAGACGCCTCGCGGGCTGCCTGCGATCCTGCTGTGGCGGCGAGCATTTGCTCCGAACCCTTGGCGAACTGGTTGGCTCCTGCCATGCCGACACCTGCCGTAGCACCAAGAGTGACGATGTCGGCCGCCAGGTTGAACCCGGCACTGCGACGAGCAGCCCGCGCGTCCGCTTCTCGCTGCTGCAGTTCCATAATCATCTGCCGCTCGCGTTCTCGCTCACGCTCATCTGCCTGTGCTATTTGCTGAGCAGCGTTGGCAGCCTGCGCCGCTTGCGACTGCTGCGTCTGCATCTCGTTAAGAAACATCTCGCGACCGCCGAAAGAGCCGCCACCTGCGAGCATCTGCGCCTGTTGCAGCTGTCGCGACTGGTCGCTCGCAAGCTGCTGCGCCCGTTGCGTCGCAAACTGGTTCTCCATGCGCAACCGCTCATTGTCAGTCAAGCCCAGCTCGCCCGCAGCGCGCCGGCGCTCAAGGCGACCGAGCCTGCGCTCCATGTCGTCGCTGAACATCTGATTGGCTTCTGAGAACGCCCCACCAGCCCGGAGGCCGGCGCCTGCGACGCCTGCGACTCCAGCCGCCAGGGGGATGAGAGCAAGCGGTGGCATGTTTCACCTCAGAGGTAGTAGGCTTCGATCGTGACGCCCCAGTTGATGATCGCACTGCGGTCGATGAGGGACAAGTGCGCAAGTCCGACTACCACGGTGTCGGTCTTCGTGAACAGCTTGGTGCCCGCCATATTGCCGTACCCCAGCAAGGTGTACGGGTACTCCGGGCCTGCTGGAGGGTTCGCCTGCCAGCCGCGATAGTTCTGAACACACTCGGTCGCGTACGTTGACACCACAGACTTCTTCCCAGTGCCGGCGAGCAAGCCCCCAGCGTCGTACTCAGCGACCCACATGTACGCGTCCGCGGAGGCCGAAGCCGACGAGTTGTCCGGCCCGTTGTTCGACTCCATCCACCAGTGGAACAGGATGCGGGCTGACTTCCGCAAAGTGAATTGCATCGTGGTCTGAGGAATGATGGCGAACGACTGGTCGTTGATGGTGCCCCCGCGGCCAGCAGTCAGGAATGCTGTCCCAAACTGGCAACGCACAACTGCGCCGGTCCTTGACTGACCGCCTTGAACCCCGGTCACGCCGTGTTGAATGCCAGGAATGGGGTCAAGGATCGGAGGCTGAATGTGGCGAGTCTCAATCCACGCCGTATTCTTCAGGTCGCCCGCAACAACGCCCTCGTGAAGGTACACCTTGAGGGCGTCATCGTTGCCCTTGATGTCGGCAGCGTTGAGCGGGTTGCCGTCGACGAACGTGTTTGGCTTCGAGTACGCCATCAGTCACCCCTCATCTGCACCGCTGTGATCCTGCCGCCCTTGTATGTGAGGGTGCCGCTGACATTGATGTCGTACAGCAGCACGTTCTCATACGGGGAAGCGCTCGATACGTGAGCTGGATGGAGCAACCCTGTCAACACAAGACGCAGACCGTAGACCGTAGTCGGGTTGGACGCTTGATGCGCGTACATGCCATGGGTGCCAAACCACCCCTGCTCTTGGTACTGCCCCTGGTCTGCTGACTGGCCAGCCTGGACGTTGCCGAGGCTGAAGATAGTCCAGGCGCTGATGAGGGTTGTTGCCGTGGTGTTCGCTACTTGCGCACCCTTATCTGCACCAAACGCCTGTGCGAACGTTCCCTGCCCAGGAACCGGGGTCCAACCTGTCAGCCCCGCCGACGTAATGTCCCATTCGAGGTAAGCCGCCCAACAGTGCAAGCCGTCGGTAAGAGCGATGTTCCCCGCACTGCCCAACTGTGGGACTGCGTACTTGCCCATTGCTGGTACATTGTTCCACGGGGATCCAGTAGTGCCAGGGTAAACAGAGAGGTCCCAGTACACTCGCAACACATCACCAACAGCCAAAGTCCAGGGGGACGCTGACAGATTCATGATGGTCTCGGTCCCGGTGCTGTCTTGCACGACGTGGTGGACAGGAGACAAAAGGGATGCCGTGTGATTCAGCAGGGTCGTCGGCGCAGAGTGCAGCATTCCCTGGTTGCCCAACTGATTCAACTGGCTGTTGATCAGAATGGGGGCGTTGGAGAAATGAACCAAGTCGAAGGCACCATCCCTGGTGTTGAGCTGGTCAAGGGCGCCGGCTTGGCTGTAGTCATCGTACGTATTGTTCAGGTCGGTAGCGCTGGTTGTTTCACCAGCGTTTACCCGAGGCCGTTCAATGCGGCTCATCGCCACCTCCCAACGAACACTGCGCGGTTGCTGAACAGATGCGCTTGCATCAAGAAGTCGTTGTCGTTCTGTTCTTTGACAAAGTCGTCTGGACCAATGGCTGTCGCCTGGAACTGTAGCGCGACCTTCACGGGGCCAGACGGCACCTGCGACTCGCACGTCACACGGAACGAATCGATCGGCTTTGCCGGGCCGATCCGAGTACACACCACGAGACCGTTGTACAGGACACGCAGCCCGATGTTGCGGTCGTTGGGGCGGCCGATGGGGGTCGACGTGCCGAGCGTGTTGCGCGTCCATGTGCAGAAGACTTGCTGAGCAATGTTCCCGCACCAGTCTGTCAGCAACGAACCGCCCTTGAATGGCGCCAAGGTGGTCTCGAACGCAGTGGTCCAGCCTGACTGGAACTCCTGATACGTCAACGCTCGGAACTGGTTAGGAAGCGTGTCGGTCGTAAGCGCTCGGTATGCGGTCTGCTCACCCTCACTGTGTGTGTGCGCAGCATTCGCCGCCCAGGGCGAGAACACCCACACCTTGTGCCGAGCGGCACTAGTGAGCATGGCATCTGTCACGCAGCCCGACGGGTACTGGCCGCGGTCGAGCCCTACAATAGACCCCCTGGACGCTTGATGCTGCCGGTTGAACTGGTCAGCCTCTACGATGTGATCTGCACGAGCGTCGTGTTGTGTCCACCGCTTCATCGTTGCTTCCCCTCGATGACAACCGAGCCCCGGGTAGCGTACTCCACCTCGTAGCCAACCAGCAGGATGTCGTCAGTCGTGTCGATGCGGAACTTGAACCACGAGCAGGACTGCACTGCTGTCGGCAAACGGATGGGGACCAAGCGAGAGTCTTGCCACTTGTCCGCCCCCACCACTGCTGAGTTGAGCACCGGCTGATTCGCTCGGTCTGGGGGCTGGTAGATAAACCGGTTGTCGGCCGCCAACTCCTCCGTCTCGAAGTCCTTGTAGTACCGAAAGTCGATGGTGATGTTGCCCCGCGTTTGGCACCACAAGGTGACGTACTGCACCTGCTTCTTGACCTGTGCGTCACCCATGTCGTGCCAACAAGACTCGTACACCGACACAGGAGCAGGACCCGGAACGTAGTTGTCTGCGACGATCGTGCCCCCCATGGAGCGGGCCCCACTCAAGACGAACAAGCCAGCTGGCGGGTTGCTGCCTGCTGCCTCGGCCCCAGTGTTGTGGCCAAACACCAGCGTGCCATTGTGCAGCCGGTCGATCGCTCCGACAGGAAACCCCGTCCGCAACGACCACGCCTGCTTGTCCAAGTGGAACACGAAACCCAGGTTTGGTCGGTCGTTCCCGTCAACCGGAACGTACAGATGGTACGCCCTCTCAAGGGGCGAATACCTGCCAACCGCGCGGGGAGAGCACTCCAGGGTCATGCGCCCCAGCTCCTTGCGAATCCCTACTCCGAGCGGAACGACACGGAACTGAGCACCGCCGTCGAGGCCTCCCTGCAACGCGTACACGCCATCCTCCGCCAGGAACGCAACACCGATACCAGGAATCGAGTCGATGCTGTTTGGGGCCCGGCAGGCGACTTGGCTTGTCACTGTCTGGACAGTAAACGAGGGGTAAGACCCCGTCAGCACGTCTATGCCAGACGAGCGGAACACGATGAGGTTGTTGTTGTACGCATACAGTCCGGTGACCTCTCCGCCCCCTCCATCCAGGGTGATGTAGTCAACGCCCCCGTACTGGTCAGGGCGCCCAGGGTTGCTGAAGAACAGTGTTGAGCTTTGATCGCGACCCCCGTCGAGGAACACGCAGTCTTTGAACACAGCGCAAACACGAGCATTCGCAGCAGGGAATGGCACACTGGCCAAGTCGTTCGGGGCTGACGCTCCTGTCTTTGAGACTCCAATGTGGTACAGCTGTTCGGCATTGTTCCGGACGTCATCAACAAACGCGAACGACAGCCCCTGGTTCTGTGTGCGATACACGCGCCGGGCCACTGTCCCGCGAGGGCCTATCGGCAGGCGCATGCTCGGCGCATACCGGAAGCCCGAGTTGTTTGTCTCAATCCTCCACGTCGCAATACCCTCGTCTGACAACGGGCTCTCGCTGCCTGTGTCGCTGATAAGGGAAACGCGGAAGCGCACGCGGTTGTCGTTGTTTTCGGATGACGGACCTATCCCAAACAGGTTCGGGTACGCGATAGCGTTCGGACGCACCGGATACCAGTTGGTGGTGGTACTGCCGGTGAAACTCGCCGCACTGTTGATTGCCGTAGTTGTGGCCTCAAGCGTCGCCACCTTCAGCACATCGGGAGCAGCCGGGGGGCCATAGAACCCGAGCGGGCGAACCATCGCATCCTTCATGGCGGATGTGATGTCAGTCGACGCAGCAAGTGGCCAGGGCCGGATGATGAGCGGGGCGTCCAAGCCGTTGGTCACGATGACTCGGTCTTGGAACTGGGTGAAGACTGACGGGGTGTCTGTCGCTGCTGGCGACGTGCGAGACGCCAAGCCAACGAGCACATTCTCCTGGCCTGTTTCGAGGTACAGGTACAACGTGTTGCCGGACTCTATCAGCAGGCTCTGGCGCGCACCGCCCGGGAGCTGCTGCAGCACGTACACGCTGTCGATGCGGCCGAGCGCACTGAACGGGTTGAACTGGTCCGCTGGGTCAGGCCTGTACCGCTCGTAGCCGACGCGACTGCTGAACGCTTGAGTGTCCTCGTCGAGCGTCATGTTCTCGATGAGCGTCGCGTGCTCAATCTCCTGCGGGAGCGTCTGCTGCATCCCGCCCAGGATGCGCACCTGTACGGTCGAGCCCTTCATGTATGCACCAGCGTTGAGTACCGGTTGAAGCTGTTGGGCTCCATGTTGTTCAGCCAGTTGCCCTTGACGATGCGCCTGGCCGGCGAGATCAAGTACCGGCGCTCAAGCCGCAGCATCATCTCGTCGAAGCGGCGACGGTACAACTCCGACTGCGTCAGGTTGTCGTGCTTGACGAAGATGTCCGACAGCGCGCGATAGGCGATGAGCATCCGGTGGTCGGGCGGAATGGCCGACACGTCTCCGTCCTCCTGCATCGGCTTGTGCCGCTGCATGTACCGGACAGTGAAGACATAGTCCTTGTCCTGCCGAGGGTACAGTCGGACGCGCTGAACGAACCCGTCGGTGTACTGCAGGCGGTCCTTGTTGTACAGACTTTCGCCCCCAACGAGGTTGCTCAGGTCAAGGCCCGTAAACGTGCGCGCAGCGATGTCCGTGGGGGCCAGGTCCATCGTTTGGCCTGGGTTGGCTGGGTCGTCCAACAATCGCCACGCATGGTATCCGTGAGCTGGCGCCCGAAAGTAGTACCGCTTGCGCAGCCCGTTGTTTGCGACGCCGACAAAGGGTGTGATGACAGGGTCCTGGTTGTCCTGGAAGGTCTGGGTCACAACCTCGCCGTGCGCGCTTTCCCGGCCGCCCTGAATGTAGGTCGACGTGAACTCCAGGGTGCGCACCCCAGACCCGCCGGCGCCTGCCGTGCTGACATTGAAGTTGCGGCGCGGGCCGCCGATGAACGCCGGGTCGTAGTTCATCCAGTAGATCGGCAGGTTGACCTCGCCCAAGGGCAGGTTGTTCCACTCGTCCTCGTACCGGGTGAGCGGGGTGAGCATGCCCGGGTCGTTGGGTGTGCGAGTGTTCGACCGTCGCGCCACGTTCAGCACCGAAGTGCAGTCGCTCGGCAGGTCGAGGTAACGGTTCATCACCGTCGAGGCGTAGCTGCCGGTGGCGGACTCAAAGTCCCTATCGATGCGCGCCTGGGTCGTGGAGTCCACCGCGTTGATGCGGTACGTCTTTCCGTCAGCCTCAACATCCTGATTCACCATCCACGACTCGAAGAAGGCTGCACCGGCCGTGACGACCTGGTTGCCGTTGGTGAACGCAAGCGTTGCGGCCCGGTCTGTGTACGCTGTGACCTCGACCGCCTTGTTGATGAAGGTGAACGGCTTGGCCAAGAAGATGGACCGGTCTGCCTCGTTGAGTAGGCGATCGATCTGCCGCTTGTAGGTGTCGTTGTTGGGGTCGTAGTCGAGCACGTTGGCGACGTACTCGCGAAGGGCGCGGAGGTCTGTACCGGACATTGTGCTCTCCTACGAAAAACCCCGCCCCGGCGGGGCCGAAGCGGGGCGAGCCATGCGGGGTAGAATGGCTCAGAAAGACTTGTGGACTACGACTCGCTTGATCGTGATGCCCACCCCGGTGCCGGGGATGGTTTCAGCCAAGGTGCCGCACGCAGGGAACTGCACACTGGAGCCGCCCACGACGACTGCATCCACAACACCAGCGGTGGTGGTGGTCTGCAGCTGGGTTCCGACAGCGTTTCCTGCACCGCCGTTGTCGCCGACCTTTGCGTTGCAGACTCCACGGATGCACACTTCAATGCGCGCACCGGCAGTCAGGTCGGCTGCGCCGGCCAGCGTGGTGTCGAGGGATGCGACAACAACGCCGAAAGCGGGTCGAATGGGAGTGGAGTTGCTGTCTGCCTTGAAGATGCCGAGGGTGACGTCGCCATCCTGTGCAGCCGCAAGATCGAAGGCGACCCAGTCACCAACCGCGACAGCTTCCTTGGCGATGAACACCTCGGTCTGACGACGGTTGGATGTGGTGACACCGAAGTCGGCGCCGCCGTCGAGCTTCTGGAGAAGATCGTTGGTTGCCATGGTTCAGGTCTCCGCGTTGATGAGGACGCCGTGGCCCGACAGGTTGCTGGTGCAGATCTGCATCCGCACAGCGATGTCGGAGGACATGGCAGCGTAGCCCGAGATGTTCTCCATGTCCGACAACTCGAACTTGGCGTCGCGGTCGAAGTACACGTTGAACAGTTGGGAGTTGAGGAAGTACATGGACATCTTGTTCGCGCCAGCACCACCAGTGAAACCGAGGTTGGGCTCGATGTACATGGCCGCGCCGTTGAACTCAAGGGCGAGACGTCCAGCCATGTTGCGCTGCTCGGACGAACTGACGTACCGCTCAAGCTGCTGCAGCTGGTCCTTGTACAGACCGTAGCTGATGGGGCTGGCGAGGATGATGTCGACATCTCCCTCGGGGGCGAACTGCTGGCAGTCGATCAGCATGGCCTGCATCTTCTTCAGCCCGTTGGCTGCGAAGCTGCCGTCCTGCACCTGGTTCTGCCAGGACTTGGGGAAGCCGCCCTTCGAGATGCCGCCGACGCTGTTCGTCTGAGCACCGAATGCAGCATTACCCTCGAACCAACCGGTGTCGCCGTTCGCGGTGCCGTCCAGACCGTTGAGGGTCTGAAGGTCGGTGAGGATGGTCGAGTTGCCGCGGATAAGCTGCTTCTCGATCTCACGCTTGAACATGCCCATCGTCTGCTTCAGCCGAGCCTCGGCGATGCGGATGACGGCGCGAGGCCCCTTGTTGGACAGTTCCTCCTTGCGAGTGATCACCACGGGTGCGACAGCGTCACACCACGAGTAGGTGGCCGTGCGCAGCGGATCCTTCACGGCGAGGCTGACTGCCTCGTAGCCCGTCGAAAGCTGCGTGATGGAGGAGTGGTCGGTGAGGATGACAGGGCTGTCGATGTACGAGCCGCCGTCGACATCTTCGACATTGCCAAGCGTCTGAATCGCGTCCAAGAGCGGGATGATCTTGAACGTGTTGTCCACGTACTTGTCCCGGAGGATTCGCAGTGTAGACGCGAGAATGTCGTTCTGAACGCCAGTAGTGGTAGGCATGAACTTCTCGGATGAGGGATGCGATGGAAAGGCGTATCCGACATACAGACGGGGCCGTGCCGGCGACGTGTCCCGAAGGGTTCACCGGCAGTAAGCTCAAACTACCTCACTGCCCGCGCGCTTTCAAGAGCCGGTTGTAGATGTCCCACGCGTTGCCGTCGGCCATCTCAGCAGTCAACACCTGTTTGCCAGGGCGCCCCCCGCGACTCGTGACCTGGGCAGCCCGCTGATGTGCTCGACGGCGAACCTCAGCCCGGTCTGCTGACTCGCGCTGCTGCTTGGCCAAAGCCTTGCCCTTTACCATCCAGTACGCAGCCTCCAACTTCAGCGACGGATCCTTCTGAAGCGCGGCGTACACACCCTGCTTGATCGCACTGTCGTTGACCAGGTCGGGGTGCTCAGCCTTGAAGTTCTCGTACCGAGCACGCGACTCGTGCTGCTGATGCTGCTTGTGCATCGGCTCAAGCACCTGCTTCAACCGAGCCGCAACCTTCGACTCGATCACCTGCATCAGGTGGTCAGGGTTGAACGGGTCGAAGTCATCCGGCACCTTGCCGGCCTCGGCCGCCAGCTGGTCGACGATGCCGCTCTCCATGAGCGCACGGTTCTGAGCCTCAATCTTCCGCTTCTCCGCAGCCAAGTCCTGCGACTTCCGTGTAAAGGCCTTGCGCATCTCAGCCATCGCTCGCTGCGCCTCCGGCGTCTGACGCGAGTAGATGTCGTCCCACGACTCACCCTCACGCAAACCCTCCAGCTCAGGCTTCGGGGCGCGCGCAGCTGCCTCGCGACGCTCCGCTGAAAGCCGAGCCTGCTTGGCCTCGTAGGCGTTCAGCAGGGTGTTGACCTCCTCCTTGTACTTGTCCCCTTTGGGGTTCCGACGACCAGCGTCATCGGGCGTGGCTGCCGCAACCTCGTCCTTGGCTTCCGGCGCTGGCGCGCTTTCAGCAGGAGCCGTGTCCGCCGCCGTGTCCATCGCGGGTGCTGCTGCTTGTGCTTCCATCTACATCCTCTCCATCATTAGGGCTTCTTCATCAACCTGTCCGCCCGGCGAAACCGTGACAGACACTTCAGCCTCAGGGGCTGCATTCATCATCGAGGTGAACCGCTCGTCGCTCGCAAGCTGCTTGACCTGCGACGCAAGCATGGCAACGTCCCGATCATCCTCGATGCCGTCCATACTCAGGTCAACAGCTGCCCCAGCTTCCTCGCCTGCGTCGGCAAGCATGGCAAGCACCCGAATGAACTCGCCAGGGAACTCTGTCACGTCCTCGGTGAACTCAGGGTAGTCCCCCTCAAAGCCTGAAGCCTCAAGCGCTGCGTTCGTTGCGTCTACGAGCGCGTTCATCGCCGTCTCGCTGAACATCCCTCGGATCGAGGGCAGCTCGGCGTCCAACATGGACTGCATCTCGTCGCCTGCAGCCTGCATCTCGCCGGCCATTGCGCTCATGTCGGCCATCTCGTCCATTTCAGTCGGCATTGCCATCTCACACCTCGGGATTCGGGAAAGTTTGGGCCATTGCCATGCCCGTGCAGCCAGTATCCTCCAACACGCGCTGGTAGGTCTGAATATTCTTCTCGTGTTCGGCATGCTCTCGCGCAACACGCCGCTGCTCGGCCTCTACCTCGCCCGGCTCGCACTCTCGGAGCCCGCGTTCGGCCATAAGTTGGTTTCTATGGGCTCTACTGCGGTAAGTTGTGCCCAAACCCCGGTCGTACCGGCCCTCCCACGCCGTGTCACCCCACTTAAGGGCGGTCTTTGCCGGTGCGGAGATGATTCTCGGGGCTTCACAGCCGCACGGGCACAGCTTCCGCTCTTCGTAGGAGCGTAGAACCTCGACCCGGCGCCCTGAACGGCGGCAGTTGTACTCGTACAGTGGCATTAGATCACATTCCCGTCAGGAAGCATCGCCCGAACCGACCCGGGCTGCGGAATCTCGCCCACACCAACGCCCATTCCGCCCGCAGGGGGCGCTCCGGGGGCTGGTGGGGGCGGAGTAGCAGGAGCTGCAGGCTGCGGCGCCGGCAGAAAGTCCTCCGATAGCCCGTAAACGCGCACGACATTCTTCAGAATCACCTCGTTGGGCGTCCCGAGGGCCTGGAGAACCGGAATCAGGTTCATCAACTCCTGCTTTCGCACCGCCTCGGTCATCGGAGTCGCGCCTGAGTCCTCCGCGAAGTACCCGAAGTCGCCCTTCAGGTCGTCACTGGTGAGCACTTCGACCCTGTTGTTGAGTCGAATCATCTCCTGGTCGTCCCCCAGCAGCGTCGACAGCATGATGGCGTAGGACTGGGCGACCTGAGCAATGGCGGCATCGCGCTCTCTAGCCATCCGGCCGATCTCTGATGCCGAATAAGCCGCCAGGGCGGTGATTTCCGTGGCTGTTGCCTTGGTTGCTTCGCCCCGTGTGAAGGGCGCCATGATGCTGCCCCGGGCAAAGTCGTCGTCTACCTGCTCGGTGTACCGCTGAAGCTCGGGGGGGACAGGGCTGTGAGGCACCGGAGCGATGGACTTGCGCAAGTCCTGCCCCTGCGACAGCTCAATCTCGATGAACTCACCGTCTTGACCTTGTGCGATCTTGCTCATCGCCTCCGGGTCCAGCACACCCTTCTCAACCATCCACTGCCGAGCAGCCCGACGGATGCCGTTGGCCTGGAATGTGCGGATCGTGTTGACCTCGACGACCTGGTCGTAGACCCGGCGCAGCGCTGAGTAGCCCCGGAGAGGCTCGTCGGGCTCGCGCGACATGTACAGCGGAACAATCGGCACGATCGGCCGGTCGCTCACCGTGCGAAACGGGATGCCGTCGAACTTCTCGCCGACACCTTCAGCCCCGACATTCATGTCGATGCCGTCGAACAGGAACTCCTTGCCCTCGGCGTAGTCGGGCGACCACACCAGCAGACGGTCGTCGACCATGTCGTAGAACTCAACCACAAGCACGTAGTCGTCGATCGCCCTGGAGATGGGATCCTCGTCCCGACGCAAGGACGGCGCGTCGTCATCGTCTTCTTGGTAGTCGATGTACCGCTTGAACGTCCGCTCGGAGTAGTCTTTGTCGCCGTACCGCGCACGCGCATCCTCGATCGGCACGTAGTACCGGTGGCCGACGTACCGCTGAGTCTGCCAGCTGCCGGCCGCCTCGTCGACGATTACGTCCCAGGGGCCAACAGGCGTCACCTGCACGCGGCGCAGCGGGTCTTTCGCGTCGTTCGGGCTGAGCTTGATTGCAGCCCAGGGGTAGATGAGTGACTGGCGAAGGGCGTCCTCCAGCTCGCGGCGAGCATCCATCAGCCAAGCGTTCACCACCTCCTGCGTCAGTTCCGGGTCTCCGTGCCCTCGAAGGTCTGGCTTGAGCACAACCGCCGGGTCGCGAACGAACAGCGAGGCCACAAACGACTCAATCAGCTCGTACGCCCGCGAGGTCTCGATGAGCAGGTTCGCGTCGTAGGACATGTTCCGCTGCCAGTACCGCATCAGGTACGCGTTCCGCAGCCTGCGCATCTCCGGGCGACGATCGCGCCAGTACGCTTCGTGGTCGGAGTAGATGCGGCGTACCATATCGGGGGTCATCATGTGCTGGTTCTCCATGGGAGCGCCTGGGACTTGATCCGAGCGATCTTGCGATCACGGATAAAGTCCTCCATGTAGCCCGCTTTGGAGTCGCGACGGTGCGAAAGCGGAGCACTACGGACACAACGATAGGCGAGCGCGAGGGACACGGCAAGGTCGTCGTGCAGCCCGGAGGGGGCTTCGGGCGTAACCTTGCGCACCTCCAGCCCGCGCATCTCCTGCAAGGTCGACTGGTCGAGCCTGAAGATGATGCCCGCCTTCACATGCTCCCGAAGGCACTCGAAGGCGTCGAGCTTGCTTCGGATGG